CACACCATAATTTGTTCCGTGTCCTGCTCGCTTACATATGTCACGGTAACTGTGATGTAAATAATATTTCATATCAGCTAATGCTCTGTCTTGCTTTGGATCATCAGACCAACCCATGTTTGGCCATACCATTTTAACAACTTCGGTATGCAAATCTGTACTCTCACATACGTCAATGTAGTTTTGATCGGCAGCCAAGTATGCAACGGCACGAGACTCAGCTTGTTCTAAGTCTGCATAAAACATTTGTTTGTTTCCATCTGGTATAAATACTTCACGTAAATCTTTTGTTATGTTCTGTAAGTTTGTACCTGTACGCCACGGTGATTCTCTTGAAGACCATCTGCCTGTCTCTGTACCCGCTACGTTATAAGAACATCTTATTCTTCCGTCTGTGTCACGCTTGGAGCTAAGGACTGCAAGGTTTTTATCTATGTCACGCAACGCCAGGATAGTTCTACAGAAGGGTCTTGCTCTTGGATAAGATTCTGCCAACGATTCTAAAGCGTCACGATCAGTAGATATCTTTTGTTTACCTTTCTTGTATGAAACTACAGGTGGTAAATTAAGATCTTCATATAATAATTTTTTAAGTTGCACAGGACTGTTATGATTTAAATCTTTACCAGATACAGTTTGTGAAAACAAATGTAACATTCTTTCTAAACGCAATCTTTTTTGTTGTAAAGGTTTTCTAATTGCTTTTACTTTATCTTCATCAACACGTAGACCACGCATAGTCATAGCCATAGCTGGCTTCAAGCTTTGTATTTCAAAACCATATGTGCGTCTGGTAGTCTCATCAAACTCTTGTTCTATCTTCTCCCATATCTCTTGGGTAAGTGTGCAATCCAATGCACAATAGATCCAGTTAATCTGATCGTCGTCGTATGGTGATAAGTCTAAATTATTATTACTTACTTTTATCATCTGCCAACTCTCCTGCGATTGCAGAGTATCCTACCATATCTACATAAGTATCTTTTGTAGGGTTAGGTGATTTAGTTCTTGCAACTTTTAATAATAACATAAGCATGGCAACATCATGTGCAGTAATATCTTTATCTAAATACACTGACCATAAGTTTGCAATGTTTGTGTGATTAGTTTGTTTGTCTCCGTATTCTTTCTCTCTTGGCCCTCTTAATATCTTCAAGGCTTCTTTCAAGTTTTCTTCTATATTTACTACCATAAAATTTCTCCATCAATTTATATATTTCTTTTCGAGTAGTCTTGTCATCTAAGTCTGCGAGGTCACAGATTAAATTAAAATTACTATCCTCGTTTGTTTCATTCAGCCACTCCCATGCGGCTAAATGTGCTTTCTTATCTTCTTTTCCTTTACCTTCGTAAACTAAATCTTGTAGGACTTGATCCAACACGGCACGCCACATGCGTACTATGTTCTCGTGTTCTTCCCACTTCTCGTCTACATCTTTGGCAGAGAAGTAATTTGGTCGCTTCATTATTCATCGGCTTTCGTGCTGTGTGAAAACTTGGCTAGAGTTTTCCATGCACCCTCGTTAGTGTATATGGAGCCTAAGAAGCCTAAACCTTTTTCCATTTCTGGTTGCAAAGCATGTTGTGCATGCATCGTGTCATGCACTATACCCTTTACATTTATATTCTTTTTATATGTCAACCAAGACACATCATAAGATTGATTCTGTGCTACCTTTGTAATGCGTTCATCTTCTAATAATTCTTTAACCCAATCCCACGCTTTTGTTTCATCATCTTTCTTCCAGTACCCATATGTAAATGGTACGACAATGGCATGGGTCGAAGAGGGGGCAAACCCAATACAAGTTATCTGCCCACCAGCTGTTTCTATATCGAATGCCAAAGGATGTTTCGCGTTATCTCTTCTAATGAAGTCTTGTTTAAATTTATCTAAGTCGTTTATACTCGGTTCGATCCAGAGTTCTCTTTCTATATTTACTATGTCTTTTGTATCTGCTTCACGCAATGCTTTCTTAAAGTCTGAGTAGACAATAGATCTCAATGCGTAGTTCTTTGAGACACTCGACAGGGCATACGATGGAACTATTTTTATTTCATCATTGATGTGTGAGGTGTTAGAGGAGATGAGCGCCCCTCTATAAGTTCCAATTTTGTCATACCCTGTGAATGCCCACAATGATATCGCACCCAGTGCTATAATAACATTAGGTTTGACCTCATTGATTTCTCTGTACAGCCTCTCCAGATGTGGTTGCGTCTCCTGTTTTAGAAACCCTAACGTTGAGGACGGATAGGGTGTTCGCCACTCTGTTCCTTTGCACAAAGCCTTGTATTCACTTCTCTTGTGAAAAAAGTTTTGTAAGTTTTCCTGTGCTGGTCGTCTTTGAAAGACGTGGGTGAGCATGCATTCTTCCAGCTGTATCCCTGCTAGTTTACATACCTTGCCTAGTAGATAATCGCCTGCAAGTATTTTATTTAAACGAACCTCATTGACTGTTGGATAATCCATGACGATTGCAATCTTTGCACCATCTACAATCTGCGAAGCTATGTTCTTGTGTACTGCATACTCACCCATAATACTACGCCGCCTTGTTGATTATTCTTTTAATCGAAGCTTGTAGTATGTCTTTGTTTCGGCCCACCATTTCGTGTTTCACAACACCAGAAAATGATTGACCAATGCTTTGCTCTAGCATTTCGCCAAAGTTAGCACCACTCATACCGAGTGTTTTAGTTAGGAATTTCTTGATAGAAATTACAGGGTTGCCCTGTCCTAACGCTCTTGAAGTTGCCCAGAACTCCATTCTGGTTGGCTCACAGTGATCTAAATCACTATCCGTGATCTCTGATTCCAAGACAGCATTTGCCTTGACGTTCAGTCTCACGATTTCGTTTTGGTTTTCACCGACTTTATCCGTACGATAAGACGTGATAACGAAGTCGTAGCTACCCTCTGGTAAGGGCATCTGCTCCTGTACGTCATCTGGATTCATCGATAAAAAGTCTGAAATATCAGCCATTAATTACCTCCTTTGTTTAAGTTAATTACATTGTCGGCTGACAACTTTTTGCGTGCATTAGTTTGTATTGCACTGAACAACTTAGCTAGATCCAACTCAGTTGTCTGACCAATAAGACTTGGTGCAGTAACTTTAAGATCCATTCTGTGATCAGATACAGTACGTAATGTACGCTCGGTTCCTTTGCTAGAAGAACGTGTATCAATTCTGCATACACAGTTGAAGTATCTGCCTAGCTTTGTAGATAGTTTAGAACCTACGCTAGTTGGGTACGCTTTGGACACGCCCATGTCTCCTTCCATGTATTGCATATGCGTTGTAACAACCACGTTACAAGGCACTTCCGATCCTGTTATGTACTGTATGATATGTTGCACATCACGAGCCGCCGTTCCCCATTCTGGTTGCGACGCCTGGTCAGTTGATTTCTTGTTGTTGAAAACAAGAGCCGCACGAAGTGCAGCCTCACCCATCAACGTCAAGCTATCGATAACCAACACATCTTTGTTAGTCCATTTAGAAACAGGACCGTATTCCTCATCTTCATCTTTCCAATTAGAAATTAAAGATGCCCCCTTACGAAACGCCTCCGCTCTACCCATAGGATCTTTCAACGTAACATAAGAAACGTTGTTGACGCCTGTATCATTTAAGAACTCGGGTAAAATGTCTAAGCCGTTGTCGAAATCTAAGATACGTAACTTGTATCCTGCGTTTGCAAGGGTGGCTAATGAAGCCGTTTTGCCAGAGCCACTATCCCCTACGAGTAGTAGCTTGGTTACATCTACTGATGTATGATTTTTTATACTTGCCATATTTGTCTCCTGTATTTTGTAATATTAGCATAATTAAAATTTTTGTCAAGAAGTTTTTATCATGGTCTTGTCAACGCAATAAATAAAGGTATAATCATTGCAAGAGAAGATAAGACCCCAACATTAAACAACCACCACATAACTGATAGTGAAAATACACCCATCCAAAATTCGTTTTTGTTTAATAATTTTTTAATCTTCTTCATCCCAATCAACACCATCTAAATCATCTAAGTATTCATCTTCTGGTTCTGGTACTAATCTAAATGACATTACCGTTACAAAGATTGCAATGATAAAAACAAAGTGTGACACTACTGTAATGCCAAACAAATACCAAGAAGAAAAGTATAAAGAGAATGCGATACACCACATCCAGGCAAGCAACTGCATAATTAAATGTCTTACGTTCTCATCTGGTACGTGACGTAAAGGATTCCTTCTGTGATTCATGACACCATGCCATGAGTCAGTTATAAATTGTCTCATTTGTTCCTCCTAAATAATTCTTCTGCGTGTATCACTTCACCTTCACGGATCAGGTCGTCGTGTAACGCAACTTCAAAGTCCTCACGTAGTATTGTGGCACGGTGATCGGGTGATTCAGAACACACTTCTCTGAACTTACAGCCACCATAGTTACCGCATGACGTGAAGTTAGCTGGGTAATATTGATGTGCGTGATACGTATCAGATACTTCTAAACTGTAAGCTGTATCTGCATACCACTCATCAATAGATAAGTTAGATACATTAAACACAGCACGATTGAATCTACAAAAATGTACACCTGTCTGCACTGCGTCAATAATAAAACCACGCACAGGTAAATCTAATATGTGTCTCGCCGCCCACAAGTATGCATACACTTGGTTGTTCGGTTGATAGTTTCTAAAATACATTTCACTTAATGAGGCCTTAGTTGTTTTTGTATCGCATAGATACAAGCCACCTTCGAACTCTACAATCTTATCAATCCTACCAGAGAATCTTTTACCAGACTTACCAAAAGGTACTTCAAATCTTTTCTCAAGACACGGCTCTCCATTAGGCATAGCCGCAATCTTTATGTTATCTTCCCAGTATTCTTCTACTCTCCATACGATAGCACGAAGGGTAGCTTCTAAACCTCTGGCTTTATCTTCAGCCATAGATAAATCTTCTCCATAATTTTTTAGTGTAAACTGTATCGCTTCACGTAACGTTTCTTGTTTGTCTTTATTATGGAATCTACCTCTATCTAAGATCTCGTATGCATCGTGTACTGCTGATCCAAATCCTGTTACTGTTCCGTAACTTTTTAATTTGTATCCACGTAAGTTAGTTAGATTATATAGACGGGGGCACGCCAAGAAAGACGAAAGACTTGACGTATCCCAGACAACCTGTTTAGGTTGATCGCCTACATAAACATACTTTGGAACTTTATCTGGTTTAGACATCTTTAACTAGCACATCAAGTATGCTACCTTCTGTTACAGGTTTAGCTTTAGTTCTCGCCGCCTTGCCTGTGATTCTTTTACCAGATTTTTCTGCCGCTCTGATATTCTCACGAGTAGCTTTGAGATACTCAATGATCTTATCAATGTCTTGCTGATTGTCTGCTAGTTCCATAGGATCTTTTTCTAATAGTTCTGTTGGTATTTCTATCTCACTCATTCTGGATCTGTTCCTCCTATTTTAATCTCATCATAGTTTGGTGTCATGTCTGGTTCATATTCTTCTACAGCCATAATCTTTGCATCTGGTATCGTAACCAAACCCATAGTTAATTTATTAGATACAAACTTACGACTAGTCTTATCAAACTTCATGTCTGATGACATGATTTTTTCAGCCGCTTCATTCTTATCCTTTGCTTCTACTATCCAATGCTGTGTAAACATATGGTTTGTTGTAACATCATACTTCATTTTCTTACTCTCTTTCCCTTCATATAATTTTTGTGAGGTTTATAATCCATGCTGTGCATTTTATTTAATGCCCATACTCTTGCCCTACCTGTAAATGTTTCTAGGTAAGCAAACCCTTTGAATAAAATTAAATATATTCTTTTAAAAATTTGGTTCATACTCCACTCCTTCTTCACTTAATTTTTTAAAGCGAAGGTAGATTGCTTTTGCTTCGTGGTATTGCCGCCATCTACCTTCGAACTCTGCGTTATACATTTTATCTGCCCAATACTTAAGTTGTGTTGGTACATGGTCAATGTATTGTTTTTCCTGTAATATTTGCATTGTAATGCCAGTCCTCTATTTCATCTGGTTGTTTATCATCGTCCTTCATGGCGATAATATCTTTCTCAATCATAGCACCAATCGTTGTCATGTTATGCACACACGCTGCAAACATTTGCAACGCATGATTAGTACCCGATCCAAGTAAAGCCATACGTAATCCCATCTCTACGAGTGCGGCTTGTACTGTGTATATATCATACTTCAATACTAAATCTGTGATTGGTTGTTTTAAATCATCAATGCAATCAACAAATCTTTCTTCTGCTTTACTGCTCATCTTCTTCATAGTTTATTTCCTTCCTCATCAGTCATATCAAATGACTTTGTTTCTAATGAAGATGTAATTCTAACACAATCATTTTTAATGTCAAACACTAAATGATCATATCGCATTTCATCTACATCATCTTTGCTTTTCATTTGAGTACGATATGCTTTGACATATCTATACAATCTCATCTTCAAAGCGAATGGTTTATCATGCCGCAGATATATACAAGGCTCGTCGCTATCACTATTATCTAGATGATCGACGGCTTTTTCCAATGCGTTCGATAAATCTGTCGAGTGCAATAGGTTGTACGTCTTCGGATTGTATGCCATATTCCTCCTGTATATGTTCGTAGTCGTTGTAATCTAAACTCAAATCGTCATTGTGTTTAGTTGTATCTTCAACGTTAACTGTGTATCCATCTAATACAAAGTCACCATCTTCCAAGATGTCATCATCTTGTTCTATCTTTTTCTTGTACGGTTCTGCCATATTCTAACTCCTATCAGTATATAAGATATAATCATTAAAGCAACGAACGGATTTCGAAACTTTTCTTCTGTAATAAAACCTACAATAGCGATTAATGGAAAGGCTGTCAAGCCTGCCATAAACATTAAGTAGGACATAAATTCTATAATCATATTTTCCACTCCTTCACACCCTTAACATCTTTTACTTCTGTAACAGGCATGAGTCTTTGATTGTGACCTGGAAACATAAACACCAAAGCTGAACCAGATAAGTATTCTGGTTGGAACTTTAGCATACCTGTCTGCTCTTTGACCACATCTATTTGGAAAGGATAATAAGATGAGCCACTCTCAATCGCATTAACCCTGTCCATTGTTTCTGGTGTGACTGACCACACCTCTCCTTTTACTTGATAACCTTTCTCCTTAGCTACAAGAATAGGAAAACTTCTAGCATAACTAAACAAATCAAACTTAGAATCTACTGTAAGATATGTTCCTACAAATTCAGATGAGTTGCCTAACACACTGTGAAGTCTGCCCCCTTTCTTTAGTGTACCATAGACGAATAGATTAGTCCTCCAATCATAATCATTCGACATTAAATTGTCCTTTCAATATTGTTTTCTTTGTTATACAGTTGGTGGGGATAACCACACCCCCACCGCCACATTGACTTTCCTCATCAAAAGAGGACACAAGAATGACAGAATCGTTAGCTTCCTTGATAATATATCCGACACTTGTGACAGGTCTTAGCTTTTGTTCTTGTAGTTCTTTTAAATCTTGCCATGTATTATCGTCCGACATTGCGTCGAGCCAATCAATGACAGCTATCTGTAGTTCATCTTTCTTCATAGTCCTCCGCTCTATACATTGTTAGTTCACTACCCCAATTTCGTTCTAGTTCTTCACGATCTAAAGCATTTTCAATCATATGATCCATAGACTCACGTATAATATCGTGTTGACGTTGTGACCTACGTGTTTCTCTTTCTCTATCAGACTTAGTTTTTATAATACGACCTGTAATGTTCATACTTGCTTTGATAGTTGTAGACTTGAGAACTTTATCCCAATACTGCTTGTCGTAAACAAACAACACACGTCTGCCTACTTTCTTCACACGCACATACAAGTAGTCACCACCGAAATCATCATCATCTTCTGCTATACGTTTTTGATAGCTGTTATTCTGATTGATGTATCTGTTCCATTTGCGTGTATCTTCTCTAGCATAGTCAGATAATCTGCGACGATAGTACACAGGTATCCTGTCATTACTGACAGTTTGAATAATACCCTCGACATCTGTCATCTCATCTTCATTCCAAATGTATTCATCATCATTCTCATCACGTTCATATTGTGGGTGTATGTAACGCACTTGTCTTGCGTTCTCAGGTATATACTTTCCGATAATCATTTTAAATAGATGATGAGGAATATACCAATAAGACTAAGAATAAGATAAAGAATTGAGTTGTCAATTTCCATTTCATCTGCCCTCCTTCACAAAGGTGTAAGTTCCGAATGCGATAAAGCCACATACCATACCACATATAAAAGTTAATAATGTAATAATAATCATATCATACTCCTGTTATTTGTCAATAGAAAAAACACCGATAGAACACCGAAAGAACTCGATAGGTCAGCATATCGAGGGTGGGGGGCATGTGTAATCCCTATTAACGATTTAAAATTTATTATTATTTTTCTTATAATAATATACTTAGTTGCCCCCTTGTCGATATACATAGTACCCTCGTGTTCTGTCGGTGTCATGTCGGTGTTATTGTACCATGTTCATAGGTTTTAAGCTTGATGATTGCCCCTCTTTAAATAGACAAGCAAAGTGGTCAAACCTATTTCTCATGTTTTCGCTATAATCATGTGCCATCGAATGCATGGACATTGCAATAGCTTTCTGAGGTATCTTCAACGTGCTACCCCATTGTCTCAGTTGTCTTAATGAGATACATGGTTGACCCGCATGAAAGCTACCAATCCAATCCCATAAATGAAACCTCTTGATAAACTGTGAGGTTATTCTTTTGTTACCAATGTGATCCCACTCGCCTATGCGTTTAAGTCTTTCAACTATGCTAGGCAAAGACATTTGTAAATTATTGTTATACTTTATATTTACAATAGTCTTAGGATATTGTTTAGTATGAGGATCGTAGAGTTCATCATACACAGCTTTACGTATACGTTTACCATTGAATACAATATACTTTGCCTCAGCTAAATCAAGATACACATCTTCATCAAGCCATTGAATTGTGGTAGAGGATTCGCCGCTAGGCACATACCCATATCTAATATCTTTTAGATGTAAATTTTTAGGTACTCCTGCTTTGTGAGGATCTGCCCATACGTATTCATCTTTGCCTTTGATATTTTTTCTCCAACCTAGAACTTTAGTTTTACCAAAGTCTTTAGTACGATTAGATAAAGATATTCCAAAAGTGATTGGCTCATTCCAATAATAACACACGTTAGGTTTAAAGTAATCGTTGCTCATGCTCTGTTCCCCACTATTTCTTCACTGATTAGACAACCCACACCAACAGGATTATCTTCGCAAAGGTCTATGATTTCTTCTTTGTCCATCTGGTATAAGTCTTGCATATTTAATGCTTTACCATTCCACATGGTTTCATCTGCGTCTTGCTTTGGTAAAGGTATTTTAAGTTCTTTGTTTTGAATACTAACACCATTAGCTAGAGGTGTAGTCTTCCTTATAATACCATTGTTGTAATGTCCATAGTGTCTAGATGATATACCACCATAGCTATTGTAACCCCAATCCTCATCTTCGTAACACCACTTACTATCTGATACATCTTTGATCGTATCAGTTTTGTCGTCATAGTATTTGTCACGTTTGCCATAAGTCGTGGGCTGTATGGAATAGGTATTGGACAACCAACCTACATTCTCCATGTCAGTACCCTCATCACGATTGAAGATAACAAACTCTTTGGTCTTGCCATCAAGAAACAATAGTTTGTCTGTACCAATTAAGTCCTCAATCATTTCTTGCCATTCTGCATTGTGCAATAATTTAGGATTAGCTGAAAGTTGTGGTCGCAATACCCACTTAACAAATTGATGAGTATCAGATTTGTTACTATCAATCATTGGTGTAGGTAGTTGAGGACCATTGTGCATTACCCACATATCTCTGTCGTCACCCTTTGCTCTTGATAGAACTTGGAATGGGTGAGACATAGCTTTGTTGGTATCGCCATTAGTTGCAAATCTAAAGTGAATACCCATTGGTATATCCATAGATTTATATTTATCCCAAATCTTTTCAATGTCATTGAAAGTCTTTGGAACTATCTTGTGAGTGTGTAGTTTGCCCTTATTGACAAACATAACACCAAAGCCATCAGAATTATTCTCATAAGCTGTTTCAAGCAAACGAGTAGATAATTGTTTTGGTTTGTCGGTTTGAATAATCAAACACATATGTTACCCCCTTTGGTTAGTAATTAATTCATCATCAGTAACAACAACGCTACGTGATGGTTTCATATCCTTGACATAGCTTTTACGAATAAGCCAAGCCAATAAGTTAGGATATAAAGATCGCTGTTCTGGTTGAGATACATAGCGATTAAATGCTGAGTAATGTAAACTTGTAGTCGTGCAATTAGTTTGCTTGACAAAGTTTACCATAGCATCAGTAAATTCCAAGACACGATAAAAGCCATGTTTTGCAATATTAGATCTGAATATTCGAAGCTCAATAGTCGCATGATGATTTGTATTCACAGCTTCATATTTTTCGCCTGTAGGTCTTAAAACATCAGATACTTTTTTAGGCGATCTCTTTGCCCATTGCTCAGAAGATCGACCTGCAATATGGTTAATAAAATCCCTGTTAATATCATCATTGACC